TGTCTGGCCTAACAACTGGTAATCGTTCAGGTTGTAGTTGTACACTAGTTTCATCATCTTGTAAAGCTTTTTCGTACTGAGGCCTATAATTTTTCATTTGAGTCAGTTTATATTGCGCCATGTTCATACTTTCTTGCGCTTCTATAATCTTGTCTGTATCGCCCAAATCATAAGCTTCACGATATGCTTTGCGTGCTAAGTTCATCTCATGCTCAGCTGAATTTCTTGCCACTTCTATGTAAGTTTTTTCACCTGCCGACAAGTTAGTTTTTAGCTTCTTGTTCTCTTCATAGACAGCTTGTGCATAACGCACCGCTTCTTCTCTTTCACGAGCTGCTGCTTCTTTTTCGCGACGCTCGTCATGATATACTTTTCTTAGCTGCGCCATACGTTCTTTGACACGGTCAGAATAGTCAGTCAGATCATCTTTTTCAATAGCCTCTACCACATCTTTTGGTAATGGTTTTCTATTTTTGTCCTCTGCAGGGGTGTCATCGACTATTTCTAGCTCAATGTCATTATCTTCCGATGTTGTTTCTTTATCGGGTTTTACTTCTGTTTCGTCTGGAAATTCAAACTCTTCACCTTCATATTCTTCATTTGTAGCCATTTGATACTCCTATGCGCGTGAATAGCCGCGTGGGTCATCTACTACACCCTCGACGGTATCATCGTTGATAATACGGAATTCTCGTCCGTGAATTTTAAATCTTGTCCCTGCATAAGCACGGGTAAGTACGAAGTCACCCTCTTTACACCATGCTCCTGTAGGAAAACGAGAAGGGTCTTGATAGCACAAGTCTCCTAGTTTTATTACAAACAACACTACTGTACTGTTTTCTTCTATGCGCTTTGTATCTGATGCTTTAACAATACCACTATCATAAGTCTCGTCTGCATCGGGCACTGCGCATAAAATACGGTAGCCCTTTGGTTCTGGTAGCTGCGATACCTTTGATTCGGGTGGCGCTTTTTTATTCGCAATACCCGATAAGTCAATTGCTTGACTCATATTTAATTTACCCATCGTACGTCTCCATATTTTTTGCGAGGTCTCTTATTAAGGACTGCGCGGTAAGTAGACCTCGAACCATACCGGCAGCGTGTTGATATGAAGGGTAATCTTTAGCTGCGCCATCGCCTAGACTCTCAATAATTTGTTTACGTTTATCCTCTATCTGACTCATCAGGTGCTCTAGTGTCTGATCCATTGTTCTCTCCTTTTGGTTGGTTATTAGCACGATTTTGCTTAGCTAACATTACTTGCGTTTCTCTGTTGCGTTCATCTGAAACCGCTCTCATGCCTATTTTGGCTCCTTCAGCTAATTGCTTGGCGTTTAAATCTGTTTCCTGCTGGGTGGCTTTAGCTCCTAACTGCGCTCCTGCTATTCGTTCGGTCGACAATATTTTTTGAAGCTCAAGTTCTAGTTTTTTAACGCTTATCATGGCATCGGCAGCTGTTTTAATTGCTTTTGTTTCGGCGTCTTGTTCTTTAATGGCTAGTTCTTTTTGCTGCATTTGTACTAGAGGGTCTTGTGCTTGTCGTTGCGCTTCTTGCTGTTGAACCTCTTGTTGGTTTTTAGCCAGTAGTTGTTGCGCCGCTTTAGCCGTTAATCTCGATAGCTCTATCTCTACTTCTTTAGGCAGGCCTTCATCCGTTGCAGGTAGGTCTACGCCTAGTTGTGCTTCTATGTCGCGTCTGTATTGGAAAGCTATGTGCTCATTCATATGTGCTAGTGCTGCGGCCTGTATGGCTTTAGCTTGAGGGTTTTGGCTTACTAGCTGTGCAATTTTAGGATCTTGCATTGCAGTTTGATGCACCATAATATGCGCTTCATGGTCTTGATACATAAACGCCTTGACCGGTTTACCATTTAATATAGCCATGTTTTCTGCTACAGGGTCTTTTGGTTTTTCATCCGCAGCTGCAGGGATAAGCTTGCCTATGTTTTTAACCCCTAGCACTTCAAGCATTTGTTTGTTTAACTCAACCATGTCATATATTTGTGGGTGAGCTTGTGCCATCTGCATTACCGCTTGGTACTGCACTACTTTCTGAGACATTGTAGCGGCGTTTGGATCAGATACAGGTATAACCTCTACCATATCGTAATCGCTGCGTTTAGCACTGCGGTTACCTACTTCAGGATCATAGCTATACTCGTCGGGCGTATAGTCACGAATAATGCCAGCTAGTAATTTAAACTCTTGCTTCATAGCATAATGGATGCGAGATTGCACTGCACTCATTACTTTAAGCGTGCGTTCTAATATAGCTAATGTCGTTCCTACTGGTGCATTGGCAGACATGTCTGATACTTGTAAGTCTGCTGAATTAGCGAACGCTTTGCCTTCTGCAATAATTTGATTCATTAAACTTTGTAAGACTTGACTAGGCTCTTTATATGGTAGGGGCATAATGTTGTCCCTAATAGAACCGCTTGGTACATCAACATCTCTAAACTCTGCTGGAGCGATAGGGGTATCATCGCCTTTAATGCGTAAGCCCCGAGTCTTAAACCCGCCCGGTAAGTTAGATAGCGTACCTGCATCAACTAACTGACGTAACAACATAGTTCCTGATTTTGCCGCGGCACCAATTAAATGAATCATGCCGAACGCATAAAAACCAAAACCGGGAATGTATGGGTAGTGTACAAAATGTTGACGCTTGTGTTTAGTATCGTCGTCTGGGTTCCAGTTGCGACGTATAGCTAATACTTCTCCCGTACCGCGTTCTATAGTTACTACGTACGGTAATGCAATACCTGTTGGCTCGCCGTCCTCATCAACATCTTCATAGCCGGGTAAGTCTACATCTACGTGCATCTCTAATATTTTATAGCGATCATCAGTTGTCGCATTAAAACCCATTTTCTCAGCAATTTTCTTTTCTACTTCTTCAATCTCGTGGCTCGGCTCACCTAGATCAATATCTCTATAGAAGCCTGCAACTTGTAACTTACGCAATTCATTTTCAGTTTTGCGCATTATGTGCGTTACTCTAGGCGCTGATTCTAAATCAGACGCTCCATAGGGCACTACAATATCTTCTGCAGGTACGTAGATTGATACTTGACGTTTTAACGACGGATCATAATATACTTTTTTAAAGGCATTACCAGACAATCCTAGGCCCCACAGCATGCGTTCGTGCTCTGGCCTATACTCTGGCATCTTTTCAGTCAGTTGGTAGTTCATGTTCTCTCTAACGCGCATTGCGGCGGCGTCTTTCTCGGGAGTATCTTTACCAATAATCTGTGTTTTAACTGGTCCTGCAGCGGGGAATGTTTCTTGCATTGTTTCTGCTTGAAACTTAACTAACGATTCCGCCATTAAAGGGTGGTACACGCTACACGCTCCGGGCCATGGTTCTGTTCTGTCTTCTACTTTCATACCTAAAAGCTCAATACCTTCTACGTATGTGTCAATCCAGTCTTTACGTGACGATACATCTGATTCATATTCCCCTAGTAACTCACCTGACAGCTCCGCCATGTCGCCTTCATCCATCTCTTCAGCTAAGTTGGCGCTAAACTCGTCGTCTATTTCGTCTGTTGGATCTAATTCTATAGTCAATCCGCCTAAACTAATGTCTACTGAGTCCGGGTTTTCAATTTCTATTTCTAATTCGGGTGTGTCTTGTGCAAGTTCTTCCAAACCTACAGGAGCTTGGTACAGCCCTTTATCTATATTATCTGCCATGGTTATTCCTTATTTAGTGTACTGCACCACAAACTCATGTAAGTTCGGATACTTTTCTGGGTTTAGTTCATTTTGATCATACAAGTTTGCGCATTCTATACTGCGTAATAAAAACAAATCTACTTCTTCTAGCGAACCATCTGGATTTTCTAGTTTGTTAGGTCTATTAACAGTACTATATAACCTTACAATCCTATCCACCTCTGGCCCAAACACATCTCTTACTTGTGTAGACTCTTTGCTTATGCACGCTTTCTTGTAAGCGTTCGTGCCATACACTGAGTGTAACCCTCCGGCTACCGCTAATATATCCCCTGCCCCCGCATTTTTTAATATGTGGTATGTACGTATTAAGTGATCTGCTAGTGTGCCATTTTTATGATTTTGATTTGCAGCACCAATCATATTTAAAAAAGTTACTAACAGTTCTTCTGCAGGGTAAACGGCTTTGGGGTTTATTGATACTTTAAACATCAACGTCGTCCGTACTGTAGGGCATATACGAGACACAGGTTTAGCACAGTGCGGAATATTACCCGCAAATACTGTTGCGCGACCATAGGCTGGTATAACAGATTTTACTATGTCTTGCAGATCCATACTATATAAAACTGTTTCACCTCCCCAGTTAGGGCTCCATACAGGATCCATATTTATTACGCATGTTTGGTCCTCACTCCTATCAGAATCAGTGTGTATATACCCTTCTGTTCCGTGTGTATGTCTGTTTGCATAGCATCTAACAAGTTTTGCTTGTTGGTTAAAAAAGGTTTTGTTCAGTGTGTCCCAAATTGGGACTAGCTGGCTTGGTAATCGAACGGATACATCTGTTGGGTTGTGTTTGGTTGTGTGCGTAAAATCAGCATTCCAATGTCCATAAGGCACATCTTTGTTTGATGGCCATCCATAGCTCCAGTTGGCTTTATCTATAAGTCGCTTAGCCGCTTCTAACTCGGCGGCATCAAATATGTTTTGTTTACTCTCAATCATAATTTACCCTTCTCTATAGTATGTAACCAGTCTGCAACCATGTATATTTCTTTTGACGTATATGCGCTCTTTATGTTGTTTGCTTGTGAGCTTATAATTACTACATTACCTTCTACATATCCTAGTTCAGGTATAACTCTGTCTAGGGATGGACTGGTTGTTTGGATACCCCTATTATGCCCGTAGTTGAAAGCCGTATTAAATATAGGGCACGTATCTGTCATTATTGTTTTTATGTAATTTATATTTATTTCAAACGGTACCCCTTTTTTTAATGCTCTTTTTTTTGCATCTCTCAAAGCATATGATGCCCATGATGATTTGGGGTTTTCGTTGCGCCATTGTGTTTTTCTAGCTAAATCTTTATATGGCATATAGAGCTTTCCCTTTACTACTTCGGAATCCTCTTATCTCTTCTTCTTCATCCGAAGGCAAGCGTATAAAGCCCCCCTGTCTAAAGCGCATCAACGCCATAGTAGTCGAGTCAACTAAGTCATCATTAGTACCTGATGGGAAGTCATTACATTCTTCTATAACTTCTTCTGCCCATCGTTTCTCGGGCGCCCACACGATCCCACTTCTGAACAAGTCTGAGACCGAGTTAACTCGAGCAATCTTATCCTGCCCTTTACCCGGAGTAAACTCTCCCAGTGGTATGCCCATGCGTCTGAACTCTTGGTAGAGCGCTGCACCATTAGATTTCTTCTCAATAATAAACGCATCTGGCTCCCAGTCCTTATACTCCCGTAGGCACAAGTCTTTTAACTCTGGGAACTCCAATCGTTCTTTGATGGCGTTCAACAATATTATATTGTAGTTGTCCGTTTCTTCATTGTAGAACACGCCCCATGTTGTCAAGGCATTATAGTCGGCACGGGTATTCTTCTCCTGCGCGGCATCTAGGGACATAATTATAAACTCACATGTCGGTGGATTATCTCTCGTCCATCTTGACCACCACTCTCGTTTGATCAACGCACCTTCTTCAGATGTCGGGTTCTGCAAGTACTGTGCGTTCCAATATCGAACATCTAATGCAGCTCGCTTAGCGTATAACTCTTCTAGGGGCCAAAACTCAGGCCACAGCGATTTCTCTACGCCATCCTTATCTTCTATGATCGCTGGGAACTCTACCACCTCCCACTCATCTACCTCATCATTCTTGAGCATCTGATTGACAATCTCACCCGTAAGATCCAGCTTCGACCAACGCGTCATCACCACGATGATCGCTCCACCGGGCATAAGCCGCTGAATAGGCCCAGACTGGAACCACTCCCATGCGGGCTTGAACACATCTGATCTACCGAGTTTCGCATCCTGCTCAGAGTGTGGGTCATCAATGATGAACAAGTCTGCACCACGACCGGCTAGCGCACCACCAACACCAATTGCGAAGTACTCCCCTTGGTGGTTAGTACCCCACCTAGACGCTGACTTACTATCTGCTTGTAGTTGCACATCAGTGAACACTTCTTTGTATGCTGTCGAACTCACCAAGTTCCGCACGCGTCGCCCAAAGTTAACCGCTAGGTCAGCCGTGTGGGACGCCATAATAATCTTTTTGTGTGGGTATTTCCCTAGGAACCACGCTGGCGCTAGGTATGAGATCAACTCACTCTTCCCATGGCGCGGTGCAATGTTAACGATGACTCGCTTTTTCTTCCCATTGGCAATGTCCTCAAATATCTGAGCGAGCTTCTTGTGGTGTTCCCCAACTTTATAGCCCGGGTACACGTGTTTTATAAAGTCTAAAAAGTTATCTTTGCGGCCCTGCATCTGGTTCATCTCGTCCAGAGTCTCGAGCATCGCTAGCAGCTCCTCCTGCTCATGCACAGGCAGTGACGCTATATGAGTCATCGCATCTTTAATCTGTTCCGGGCGCATACCCTTAATGTCGATCACTCGTCGTCCTCATCGTCGTTCAACACGATCTCAGCGTCTATAATGTCTTTCTCGTCCTTCTCCAACCCACTAGCCGCCAATAGTTTGTGCAGTTTACTTCTAATCTGCTCTTCTAGCTTGTCGGCAGTCACGTTTTTAATTGTAATCTCTGATTTATCCGCGAACAACCCTACATCAGACACTTTGCCCAGCAGTTCTAGGGCACGAAGTCTATGCCGTGGATCTGGCAGGTTCGTATCCTCAAGGAGTTTGTTGGTTATGTAGCGTCTTAACTGTACCGCTTCGTCCACAACCTTGTGATCATACTCTGACAGCATCATATATAGGTGTTGAACGGTGGCTGGGGTGTTCAGATACTTCCGAGTAGTCGCTTGATCTGGTTTTTCTTGGTTGGGGTCCGTGAAGGACTTGAATATTTCTTCGGCTTCAACCTTCTCTTGGGTCGAGACGGGTATGTAGGCACCACTGTCTAGCAGCTTCTTCGCCGTGGCCGTCGCTATCCGTACTTTATCTTGATACGAAGTCGTATCTTGTGGAGTAAAGTTGTCTGGTAAGGGTTTTGTGCTCTCTGGTATTACTTTAAGTGACATTGTTAACGCCTTTTTGCGCAGTTTTATTGCGATTTACGTACTATAACGAAGTTCACGATGTTAATCAAGTGTTTAAGGTAAACTTCGTGGACTTCGTGGACTGATTTCATTTATTTTTATATATAAATTTTTTACTATAGGCGAATATATTGTTGACGGGGGGGTCTGCTGTGGGCGATTTCAATATTTAGCCATATCATTTGTGCATATCTTAGTGTATAGGAAATTTGATTGTAGCTTTTTTAAAAAATGGTGGGTGGGGGTGGTGTATGGTCACGAAGTTAACGACGTTTAGCCAGCCATATAATTGACAAAGTTCACATTTGGGCGTGATTGCCCATTTGTGAATCGTAACCGCTTGACTTTGTAAGGTTATAAGCGTATAATGGTTGTAGCAGTTAAGCAATTCCGTTTAACTGTATATTTGAAAGGTTTACATCATGACTAATACAATTAAA